CTTTAGAAGAACTCCGCTCTCAAAGAGATGAGTTTGAAAAGAGAGAAAGCGAAATCGAGAAAGCCATCGAAGAAGCCTTAACAGAAGAGGAAAAGAAAGTAGTCGAAGAAGAGATCGACAAGCACGAAGCTGAAAAAGCAGAACTCGATGAAAAGGAAAAGGCATTAAGCGATGAAGTTACCGAGTTAGAAAAGGAACTTGCTGACTTGGAAACTGAACAGGAAAAAGAGCCTGAAGTCAAAGAAGTTCCAAAAGAAGAGGAAAGGAAAGTTGTTAAAACAATGGAAACAAGAAAATTCTTTAACATGAACCCACAGGAAAGAGATGCTTTCTTCGCTAGAGAAGATGTCAAATCTTACCTCAATGAAGTACGTTCCGCTATCCGTGAGAAGAGAGCATTAACCAATGTCGGTTTAACCATTCCGGAAGTCTTCATGGGTTTAATCCGTGAAAATCTGATCGACTATTCCAAACTGTACAAGTATGTCGATGTTCGTAAGATCGGTGGCAGCGGAAGAGCCGTCATCCAGGGGTCGATTTCAGAAGCCGTTTGGACGGAATGTTGTGCCAACCTCAACGAACTGTCTTTAGGATGGAATGATGTCGAATTAGACTGCTATCGTTTAGCAGGGTTCTACACCGTCTGCAACGCCAACCTTGAAGATAGCGATATTGATCTCGCATCTGAACTGATCAGAGCATTATCACAGGCTATCGGTCTTGCTCTTGATAAGGCTATCCTTTACGGTACGAACGTTAAGATGCCGTTAGGTATCATTACTCGTTTGGTTCAGACCGAAGCACCGGCTGATTATCCGGCTACTGCAAGAACTTGGGTTGATCTGCATACTTCCAACATCAAGTCCATTCCGGCAAACACCACAGGTGCTGCTCTGATCGCTGCAATCATCACCGCATTCGGCAATGCTAAAGGCAAGTACTCAAGAGGTACTAAAGTTTGGGTCATGAACGAACTGACTTATACGAACCTTGTAGCTGCTTCTGTATCTGTTGATGCGAGTGGTGCTATCGTTGCCGGTGTCAATGGACAGATGCCTGTCATCGGTGGCAACATCGAAGTATTAGACTTCATCCCTGACAATGTCATCGTTGGTGGCTACTTCGATCTGTATCTGTTAGCTGAAAGAGCCGGTGCGAAGTTCATGACTTCTGAACACGTAAAATTCTTACAGGATCAGACGGTCTTCAAGGGTACTGCTCGTTACGATGGCGAACCGGCTATTGCTGAAGCATTCGTTGCTATCGGTCTGAACGGTGTTACACCTAACGCTACGATGACCTTCGCAGCAGATTCTGCTAACTAATAGTGTGGTTTGTATTTAAGCCTTTTACTGAATTGAAAGATAAGGATCACTCTTACAACGAGGGTGATCCTTTTCCTAAAGAAGTCAGCGAAGAGCGAACCAAAAAACTGTCTTCCAAGAAACCTCTCATCGAAGAAAGGTCTAGTGATGAGAAGCCTAGCAAGAAAAGAGGAAGGCCAAAGAAAAAGGAGTAATGTGCTATGGCATATACAGATGAACAAAAAGCCACATTGATTACGATGTTGAAATACAATCTTGAAATCATCACGGATTATATGGATGCAGAAGCAAAACTACAGAAAGAAACACAACTTGGTTATTACGTTGATTCCGCTATCGCTTTTATTGAACGTGAAGGTATCACGTTGAATTATACGAACGTAGGGGATTTGATGTTAATTACCATGTATGCATCTTATCTGTACGATAAGCGTAACGATGGTGTATCTGTTATGCCTAGAGCGTTACGCTACAACTTAAATAATCGAGTGTTCCAGGAGCATTTAGATGTTTGATAGTGGAACTCTATATATCTGCAATTTAGTCGATACGGCTGAACCTGGTGATATGCCAAAGATGAAACTTCAAATCGTTTCTAAATATTGGTATGAAGACAGAGTGGTAGGCTTTAACCGACAGTATGCAGCCAACGGTGTGAATCAACGAGTCGATAAACTTGTACGGATCGCATTGGACAATTCCATTCAGATTGGTCAATATGCCGTTTTAGGTAATGGAGAGCAATTCAGGATTGACCATTGTTCACCTGTACAAGATATCAACGAGAGAACAAAGATAGTGAATTCCAAATATTACAGACAACCGAGAATTATTGGTTTAAAGATGACGGAATTGACATTATCGAGATTGGAGTCCAATTATGATGTCGCAACTGACTAAAATCAGAGATGCTTTAACCTCTATCGAAGGTCTTAAAGTTTATCATTATTGGCATCCTAGATTACAAGCACCGTACTGCATATGGGCAGAAGAGGGCGAAGGGGATTCCCTTTGGACTTCAAACCACAAACAAGAACAGATAATCACAGGAACAATCGATTATTTCACCAAAACAGATTTAGATCCAATGGTTGATACCATTCAAAATGCTTTAAATGAGGTCGAGAATTTAGGATGGAATTTAGATGCCGTCCTATATGAAGATGAAACCGGTCTTATTCATTTCTCTTGGAATTGGGAGATCGCATGAGATATAAGATGAAAGGTTTGGACAAGTACATTGAAAGATTGGAAAGCCTTTCAAATCCGTACAATGCCCAAGTCTGCATAGAAAATGCGGTCACAGAAGGTTCTAAAGTTGTGTCACAAATGACATTGGCAGAACTTGAGAAAATGCCGGTAGACAATAGACCCTTTGTTAAAGATGGAATGAGGACAGGTGTTACCCAAAAAGTAAAAAACGAACTGATTAAATCATTCGGTATTACACCGTTGGATATAAAAGGAAACACGATAGACAGAAAAACAGGCGTTGACTACGGCTATAACGGTGTCGCAACAAGGAAATATCCAAAAGGACAACCAAACATTGTCATTGCAAGATCCTTGGAAAAAGGTACATCGTTTATGCCTAAAAACCCTGTCATTTCTAGAGCATCAAGAAAAGCTAGAAAGCCTTGCATAGAAGCAATGCAGAAAAGCTTTGAAGATGATATTGAACGTATTATGGTCAACAATCAAAAAAGATTACAAAGGAGTAAAATTTAATGGCTAATGGAAAAGTAATCACAGGTTACTCAAAACCGTTCGTTGCTCTGTATAACAACAATGAAGGCGCAATCACTTACAGTTCCGGTATGCCTTTAGCGAGAGGTGTAGATGTTTCTGTCGAAGCCGAAACCGGCGATGCAGTTAACTTCTACGCTGACAACGTAATGGCTGAATCCGTTGGTGGTGTCTTCACCGGTGCTACCATCACGATGACCGTTGACGGCTTAAAGGATGCTGCAAGAAAACTCATCATGGGTCTTCCAAATGCAGAACCGTTAACCGTAGGCAGCGATAGTGTGGATATCTACACATATGATGACAGGCAGAACATCCCTAACGTAGGTATTGGTTTTGTTGTCCGTTATATGGAAAGTGGTGTTACCACTTATCAGCCGGTTGTCTTCACAAAAGCATCATTCTCTGTTGATGGTTTAGATGCAGCTACCCAGGAAGAAGAGATCGAGTTCCAAACTACAGAACTTGAAGCTGCTCTTATGAGAGATGATTCTGAGCATCATGCATGGAGAAAGATCGGTGCTGAACAGACAACTGAAACCGCTGCGGTAAATGTTGTCAAAGCGTTGCTGAACATCAACTAAACATCACAGGAGCATAAGATGGAAATAAATGGGAGAGAAATCAAGTTTTTACGAACTGTAAAAGCAACAGCCGATGTATCAAACCTTTGCCCTGACAAAGATTTGTCTAGATTACCGGAGTTGTTTTCCGGTGATTTTTCTAAATCGGTAGAAACAGGGGCAAAAATCATTCATTTCTTGAATGAAGGTTATGAAATGAACAGGCATTTTGCTGATCGTTCTTACAAACCACAACCTCTAGAAGTGGATGAAATCCTCTATCTCGATAACGATACATATCAGTTATTAATGGAGTCCGCTATGAGTGGTCTTAACAATGGTGCTGAAACATCAATCGAGATAGAAGAACCCAAAAAAAAAGAAAAAGAAGAGGTAACGGATTAAATCTTGCCTGGTTTCTTTTTTATGGGAGAAAGTTAGGAATGGGCAAGGAAGAAATCCTCTGTACGCCAATTGGTGAAATGATGGATATGCTTTCTTGCCTTTCTATTTATGAGGGCGGTGCAAAAGAAAAGCACTCTAAAAAAATGAACATGATTGACTTTTTAAAACTTGAGTGAAAGGAGTTTTATGGCAACAAAGCAACAAATTGGTGTAGTTGTTAGTGCTACCGGTGCAAAAGAATATGAACGGCAGTTGAAACTCCTAACACAATACACAAAAGAGTGGAAAAGCGAAACAGATAAATTAACATCTTCTTTCGATAAAAACGAGAAGTCTATGACTAACGTTGTTAAAGAAAGAGATGCTCTTGAAAAAGAAATCGATTCGTTAAATAAGGTTCTCAAGTTGCAACAAGATAGGTGGGCAGAGTTGGCAACAACGATGAGTACAACACCTACGGAAAACCAACAGATGGAGTTCTCAAAATTAAGAACATCCATCAACCAAACCGAAACCAAAATTAACGATTTAAAAACTAGGCTGAAGGAATTACCTAAAGATAATTTCTTCGCCAGGAAAGAATACATAACAAATACAGAAAACCTTGCCCATAAAACAGATACGTTAGCAGCCAAAACAAAAGCGTTAGATTCAGCGATGGCTCTTAACGGCAAAACGATGGGTGGTATTAAATCAAAGAAAGCGTTATTAGCATCTCAAATCGATACTCTGTCGAAAAAGTTAGAAGCTCAAAAGAAGAGATACGGTGAACTGCGGATCGAGATGCTAAACAATCCGTCTGACCAAACAAAACAAGATTTCCATGAATTAGGCGAGGAGATTTACAATACAACATCAGAGGTCAATGGATTAAAAAAGTCATTCAAAGACCTTGAACAGGAAAACGGCTTTACTTTGTTCATGGATGCCTTTGAACAAGGTGGAAATAAAACAGGCGAGTACATGAAAAAAATAGGCGATGGCATGTCAAAATATGTCACATTGCCTATCGTTGGTGGGTTTGTTGCATCCGTTAAAGAAGCTGCTGATTTTGAATCGGCATTTACCGGCGTAAGGAAAACTGTCGAGGGAACAGATGAGGAATTAGCATCATTAAGAGATGAACTGATGAAGATACCTCTGTCCACGGCATCATCCACAGAAGAGGTAATGGCGGTTGCAGAAGCAGCCGGACAGTTAAATGTTCCTATAAACAGAATTGCTGATTTCACAAAGACAATCATCATGTTGGGTGACTCTACCAACATTTCCTCTGATGAAGGTGCAACAAGTATTGCACGTTTCATGAATATCGTTGGCACGGATCTTACGAAAGGCACAAAGCCTGTCGATAGGTTCGCATCCTCATTGGTTGCATTAGGTAACCAAACCGCAACAGATGAAGAGTCCATCCTTGCTTTGGCAATGAGGTTGGCATCTGCCGGTAATCTTGCCGGTTTGTCTACACCTGATATTTTAGGTCTGTCAGCAGCTATGTCTGCGGTTGGTCTTACGGCTGAAGCCGGTGGTACTGCAATGTCAACCACATTGCAATTAATCCACAAGGGTGTTGCATCAGGTGGCGAAGACCTTGAGAAGTTCGCAGCAGTTGCCGGAACAACGGCAGAAGACTTTGCCAGGACCTGGAGAGAAAACCCAATCGATGCATTGCAACAGTTGCTTATTGGTATGTCGCATCTCTCTGAAGATGGCGGTGCTGATCTTCTTCAGTTTATGGAAGATGTCGGTTGGTCAGGCATTAGGCAATCTGATACCATGCGAAGATTGACATTTGACTACGATGGTGTCAGCGAAGCAGTAAGAATCGCAAATGAGAACTTCCAAACGAATGAAGAAAACATTTATGGTGTAAACGCCGTAACAAAAGAAGCATCAAAGCGATACGAAGACCTCGATTCTAAAGTAAGCCAATTCAAGGAAAGCGTAAAACAGTTGGCAGCTGCCTTTGGCGATGAAATAATCCCAATTTTAAAGCCAATTGTCGATGATTTGACCGAAATGATCAAAGGCTTTGCCGGTTTGGATGATAAAACAAAGAAAAACATTCTATCATTTGCCGGTTTATTTGCGGTTATCGGTCCAATTCTTTCAATTGGTGGCAATTTATTAATTTGGACATCGCAGTTAAAGGATGCTTTTGGAAATTTAAAAGGCGCTGAAGGTGTTGCCGGTGCTACAGAGTCTATTGCCGGTAAAGGTGGTTTTATCGAAGGATTGAAAACTGTCGGCAAGACGGTCACCGAAAAGGTAATTCCAACAATCACAGATACAGTTCCTGGAGCATTAGGCTTTACGTTAGTCACATTAGCTGGATGTTTCCTTGGAGCAAGAGCGGCTGCCACGAAGATGGACGAAAAAATGTACGAATCCGCAGAAGCGTGTGAGTATGTCGCAACTAGATACCATTGGTCAGAAGAAAAAGTAAACGAATTTGGCTATACATGGGATGAAAATGGGCATCTTGTCGCATTAGCATCTCAAAACATGACAAGCATTGTCGAGTCTGAACACGCTGATCTCTTGCAAGATGTCGATACCATGAAGAATGTTTGGAGAGATAAAGCCAAAGAGATGGCAAAGAACCAAACAAAAGCCATCACGGATGAATCTCCAAACGTTCAAAGCGCTACATACCAAATGGTCAAAACCGGTATTGAAGACCAGGTAGGATCTACGGCTGCGAATATGTCGAAATATGGTTCAGAAGTGGGCAATAACTTTGCTAGTGGCATTAGAAGTGCAATCGGTGCGGTCGCAAGTGCTGCAAGTAGAATCGCAAGTACTGTCGCATCTTACTTGCACTTTAGTGAACCGGATGTAGGTGCATTAAGCAATTTCCATACATTCATGCCTGATATGATGTCAGAAATGGCTATGGGCATCAAAGACAATGCATATTTGGTTGAAAATGCTCTGTCGAATGTAAGCCAGGGCATGGCAAATCAGTTAGGTGGCGGTCAATCCTATAACTATGGTGGAGTAAATATCATATTAAACGTTCCGCAAGGAGCAAACGGCTATCAGATGGTCGATGAAATTGAAAATGCTCTCGCACAGAGAACCATGAGAAGAAAGGCGGTATTCAATTAATGGATGTTTTAACGTTTAACGGACAGTCATTTGCCGACTTTCATACGTTTTGGGATGGCAAAGACCTCTTTGTAACGCCTGAAAAGGATGTTACGTTCTATGAGATCCCTGGAAGAAACGGTGAAGTTTCCGTTTCCAATGACAGATTCAAGGCAAAAGAGATCTCCATCAACTGTTTCATCAAGAATGATTTCCGGAAATACTATGCTGCTCTCATCAATTTCCTTTATTCCCAAGAGGGATATGGTAGGTTAGAGAACAGTAAAGAGCCTGACATCTTTCAAAAGGCTTGTTTTGTAAGCCAAATAGAGCCGAATACAGGTGCTTTTCTCAAATATGGGGATTTTACCTTAACGTTCAAGGTTTATCCCCAAAAGTGGCTTAAATTAGGGGAGAATGCAATTCAAATCTCAAACACCAAGTCCATTTTAAATCCAACCTCTTTTGATGCATTCCCTCTAATCGAAGTAGTAGGCACAGGGTCTATCACCATAAATTCAAGTGTACTCACTCTATCCCAAAACACCTCAACCACATTCATTGATTGTGAGATCGAGGACGCATGGGAAGACAGTATCAATCGCAACGGTGATCTTTCCGTGGTTGGTGGATTCCCTGTGCTTACTGCCACTAACAACATTACTGTTTCCGGTTTTAGTTCAGTTAAGTTATATCCAAGGTGGTGGAGATTATGAAGATCCTCGACAACACTAAATCCTTATCAACATTAGTCGCAGACACTTCTAATGGTCTAGGACAGATCCAACCATTAACTTGTGTAGTCACAGAAGAATTAAA